AGTATGGTGTTATAAATACCATTGTAAGAGAACTTAAAAAGAGCTCGGATTTGGAACTTGGATTGGGCAACGCCGACATCAAGTGACCCCATTTCTTCAAAAGAGCTCGGTTCTCGAACATTAATGCAATGCTCATTAGAGGTTGCACATTATAAACTTGCTTAATAAAGGAGAAAGCTATGACTATATACGATGACGTATTCGGGAAATCATTCCCATTCGCAATAGGGTTCGACAGAACCGTTCAACTATTAAACCGTGCAGAACACTTGCACGATTCAACAAACTACCCACCTTACAACATTGTGAAACACAGTGATGAAGATTTCAGCGTGGAGTTAGGGGTTGCTGGATTTGACAAGAAGGAAATCTCTCTTACTAAAGAGAAGAACCAACTTATCATTGAAGGTAAGAAAGAAGAAAAAGATGAAAGAGAATTTGTACACAAATCTCTTGCAACTCGTTCTTTCAAAAGGTCATTCACACTTGCAGATGATATTGTAATTGATTCAGCACATATTGAGAATGGTATTTTATCTATTCAATTAGTGAGAGAAATTCCCGAGGAAGATAAACCTCTAGAAATTAAAATCTCATAAAGCCTATATACAGATGCACCCATTTGTACTATAATGGGTGTATCTACTATTATGGAGATTAGATATGACAGATGAAAGAATAATGGGATTAGAAATTATCGAAGGGGAAACTAGAGTACCCGAAGTAATCCTACCACAGAGAGTCGGTGGTGAATTCGTAACACTAGACACACAACAACAGTTTGCTGGTAAAAGAGTAATTGTATTTGGTTTGCCTGGCGCATTCACACCAACATGTTCAACTCAACAACTGCCTGGCTTTGATGAGAACTTTGAGAAGTTCCAAGAAAAAGGTATTGATGAGATTTACTGTGTATCAGTTAACGATACATTCGTAATGAACTCATGGTTCGAATCATTAGGTATCAAAAACGTTTACCCTCTTCCCGATGGTAACGGTGAGTTCACTCACTTGATTGGTGCAGAATGTTCTAAATCAAATCTTGGTTTTGGATATAGGTCTTGGAGATATGCAATAGTTGTTAATGATGGTGTAATTGAAAAAGCATTTATCGAAGATGGTTATCAAGACAATGCAGAGTCCGACCCCTACGAATTCTCAAGCCCAGAAAATCTATTAGAAAATCTTTAGAAACCGCCTTGACAGCATTGTGCTAAATACTGTATAATGGAGTCATGATGAGTAATAAATATTTTCAATACAACCTAGAAGACCTTCATCGTAACAGTGAAAGTAAACAGTTTAATTACATTACTTTCTTTGCTGGTGGTGGGGGTTCTTCATGTGGTTACAAACTCGCAGGTGGTGACGTTCGATACATGAACGAGTTCCAACAGATTCATGTTGACACCTACCTAGAAAATTTCCCCAATACAGTTCATGAATGTAGAGACATTAAAGAAGTCACTGCAGAAGGAATCATGGAGCTGACTGGACTTAAAAAATATGAATTAGATATCATGGATGGGTCACCACCTTGTCCACCATTTTCTATGGCAGGTTCCAAGAAAGAAGGATGGAATCAAGAGAAGATGGCATATGGTATGAAGCAACAGAACATCGAAGACCTAACATGGGAAATGATTAGGATTGCTGAAGGGTTAATGCCTAAAGTTATAGTATGTGAGAACGTGAAAGGTCTCTCGATGGACTATGCAAGAGACCATCTAAACAAGATGGTAAATGATTTCGAAGCACTAGGATACTCAGTGACTTGGAAAATCATGAAGGGACATCAGCATGGTGTACCTCAGAAGAGAGAAAGAGTATTCATGGTTGGTGTACGTGATGATGTACTAGAAGGTATTGGAATGCCTTGGATGTGTATGTCTTCAGTCTTCCCCGACCCAGTTAAAGAATTTGCATCCATTGAAGATGCAATTCAAGATTTAGAAACCGATGAAGAGAATATGAAGGATGCAGCTTATCTAGAAACTGCAATGGACGATTCATCAAAAGGACATTGGGTAAATGGTTTTGAACAACATCCCGATGAGAAGTTCAAGGATTGTGGCCCATGTGGTGGAGTTACACCTATACTACATGAGAGAGACAATCAAGCATATGTTTCTATTGGAGACCACATTGTTAAACCTTGGTTCCAAGAACAGATTAGAAACGGACACATACAACCCGAAGACGAGAAACATTCTTACTACATGTCAAGAATAGTTCCTAAACATTTACCAGCCCATTCATTAACTGAACAGGGATGTCAACCCAAGTTTATGGGTGGTAATCATTTCCATCACAGTGGTAGAAGAATTTACACACCAAAAGAAATGGTGAGATTAATGACTCTACCAAATGATTATAAAATGACTGGTGACTACAATGATAAAGGTGCGAGAATAGGATTGATGGTTGCACCATTATGTATGTATTACCTAGTCGAAAACATTAAAGGACAAATATTAGAACCATGGAATTCACTGCAACAAAAGACTTAGGATTTAAAGAAACATTTAAGAAATGGAACGGTAAGTATCTTACTGAAGATTCTTATGACACTGTTATCTCATCCATTGGTGTAGAAGATGATACTATTAAAATATACAAACCTCATGGTACACTCATGGGTGAAACTTTACTTGCATGTATAGTAAAGAAAGCATACAAAGGTAAAACTTATAGAACAGTTAAAGACACTTTGTTCTCTATAGATGATACATCTACAATGAGAGCAAATGCAGCCGGGCCTATCGACCACGAAGAAATGAAAGCAAAAGGATTAATCGAAGGTAAAGACTATGTCCTAAGAACTCCAAACAGTTATTATCCATTAAAGAAGAACGGTGAGTTCAATCGTATTGCAGAAGCAAATGAGATTCATTCAGTTCTAATCGGGTATAAACGTGGCAGATTCACAGGAATGATTAAGGCAAGTGGTTGGATGGATAAGAAAGCAAACAAAGAAAAGTTTGAAACCCTTCAACAGATTGCACAAGTAAATGAACAAGCATTAAAGACTGCAGTTCCCGAGATATGGAATATGCAAAGAACATTTGCAGATGAATGTATAGAAGAGAAATACCATATCGGTGGAGCTCCTATGACAGCGTTATCTGCAAACAAATATTCAACTGGTGGGACTGCAAAGATGTCTGCACATTTGGATGGAAAAGATTTAGAGTTCGGAATGACAACTATGTGTGTCTTCCGTATTGGAGAATTTGGGGGTGCATACTTATGTTTCCCTAGATATGGTATTGCTATTGAAGCAGATGATGGAGACGTACTGATTGCAGATTCAAATGAATTGCATGGTGTATCACCTATCACTGGTGAAGGAGTAAGGTTATCATGTGTTGCATATTGTGATGAACATGTTGCAACTAAAGGGAGAGCTGGAAAGACTGAGAATCCTATCGGCCCACATGCTGGAAAGTATGAGGAGAAAGGTTCACTCGACAGCTTTTTCTAGACCTAAATAATAATGTATCAACTGGAACGTTTCCTTTTGGACATCAAACGTCAAATCATATCCCCGTGGGATAAGGAGTAAAAATGACAACACAACAACACCTGTTCGCAGGTTTAAAAAAGAGCTACGATATAGAACTCACCCGAGAACTATGTCCACCCAAAGAAACTTATCAAACTTGTAAATTCAAGAAAAGACTTGTAGTACACAAGGATAAGATTCACATCATTGACCCTATTACAGGGGAACCATTGCAACCGAGAGAAGAAATCAATCTCACTCAAAATGTTATTGAGATTAAAACTTCATTCAAGTACAGAGGTTGGTTACATTCAGAAGAACCATTATTTGTACAAGTCGCTGCTGATGGAAACTTCATTCTAAGAAGTGGATTCAACAGATACAAAGCTGCAACGGAAAGTGGTTGGGAATATCTATTAGTAGATGTGTATGAAGATGCACCAGTCCAAAAGGACAACATTGCATTTAAGTATGTTTGTAACAATACTAACCTACCATCTAAACCTAATAAAGATATTGACTTCATTAGAGGTGTAGTAGAAGCGATTGATGCAAATGCAATCAATCAAGAAGTCGAAGAAGAGATAATCTCATTCTTAAAACAAATCACATCAACAGATGATGGTATGCGTTTAAAGACAGATGAAGAGATTGTCAATTATGTCGATGTAACAGAAGTAAATGACGATGGTTCAGAGAGTACTATTCAAGAACTATCAACTTCATGTTTACTATATAAGGTCTACAGACAGAGAGGAAAGAACAGAAACATTCTACCGTTAGATGGTAAGGGTGCAAACCAAATTCTAAACTCTCTTGGAAAGGGATGGGCTGGAGCAAGAAACAAAGATGTAACTGAGTTAGGTTATTGTTTTGAGAAGAAGACTACATGTCACAGGATACTGTGGGATGGTATGAAGCTTTATAACAAGTATCAAACACCTATCATGTTATATGGTTATGTTGAGAATCCCTCATCAATGACTTTAAAGTCTGATAGAATAGAAACACTTGCAAGATACGAGTGGTTCATAGAAGAATGTGTAAGAAGATTTACGGATTCTCTTGACTATCACAAGATGGGACTTAACTTCATGGAACTTGAATGGAAGTTCAGAGAAATCTTTCAGTGGGGTGGATTTATACCTCAAGATAAAACACCACATTGTGATGAAAGTGGAAGGATAGTAGAACTATGATTATAATGGTTGGTGGAGTTCCATGTTCGGGAAAGTCAACTCTCATGAGAAGACTTATCTCTAGGTTAGATGAACCCAATCTAATTGAACCGATGAAACTATTTAAGTGCCAAGAACATGGTGACATATTAGTAGTCGGTCAATATCCCGAGGGAGAGACATTCGGCGGAACTGATAAGCTCTCTCACGGTTCTATCCCACAGTTTAGAGAGTTCATTGAAGCAATGAACATTGCATACAAACATGTTCTTATAGAAGGTGACAGATACTTTAGAGGAGTAGACATAGAATGGTTAATGGATAATCATGAAGCAAGAGTCTATGTACTTACTGTAGGACTAGAAGAAGAACATAATCGTCATGCAGAAAGAGGAGACACACAATCAGAAGTGTGGTTAAAGGGAAGAAGAAGTCAGATAAATAATATATTAACAAACATGAACTTGTTAGGACAACTACAGATTCGTGATAATGATTCAATAGAATCATCTATGAAAATAGAGGAAGAAATTTATGCCAGAATTATTTGATAAAAAGGTCTACATGGTAGTAGAAAATCCATCCGAAGAAGATGCAGCTATTGAATTGACTGGTGGAGAATGGGATGGATTAGTATACCAATATGGTAAGTTACAATTCGAAGAAGGTAAACCAAATATTAACTTCCAAAGAACTATAAGAAGGTTTCCACACGGCCAAGAAAAGACAGATATTGGACTTGAGGAACTCCTAAATAATAGTGAATTAAATGACCTCATGGGTGAAATCCTCATGGAATTGGTCGATGAACAAATGAAACGAGAACAAGATGCCAAATAATGCAAGACAAGTAAAAATACAACTAGATAACGGAGAAATGATTTATCCCGAAATAACTTATACGGATGAGTCTGACTTTGATGCTAAAGTTGCACAATACATTGCCGACAACGGTGGAACATACTTAGGAGAGTATCAAGAATTATGAACAGGGAAATATTGAAGGAACAAATTAAAAGACACGAAGGTGAAGTATTAGAAGTCTATGCAGACTCATTAGGATACTTAACTTTTGGAGTGGGACATCTAATCAAAGAAGGTGACCCCGAACATGGTCAACCAGTTGGAACACCAGTATCACAACAAAGAGTTGATGATGTATATGATTATGATTTTGATAAACACGTTGCAGAAGCAATTCATGTTTTTGGAAGCGATGAAGCATTTTATAATCTACCCGAAGATATACAACATGTATTAGTCAACATGACTTTTAACTTAGGTGCAACAAGACTAGGATACTTTAAAGGTATGATAGGTGCAGCTAGAGCTCATGATTGGAAAAAAATGGCATATGAAATGGAAGATTCCAAATGGTTTGGACAGGTCGGAAGACGTTCGAAAGAACTACAGGAGCTTGTATTAAATGTCTAATCTTATCAAATGCCTCCGTTTAGAAAACGGAGACGTTGTTATTGGTAAAGTGAAAGAGTCGTTTTTTAAATATACTGTAGAAGAAGCACATGCTTGTATCGTATCAGTAGAAGGGGAACAAATGGAAGTGGGTCTAGCTCCATGGATTCCTTATGCAAAGGATTTTACCTTTGACATATCAAAAGTCAGAGTAGTGGCATGTTTTGAACCTAGACCAAACCTTGCAACAAACTACAAGGTATTAACTGGAAATAAATAATGGTAGATTTTACATCAAAAGTGCTTAACGCACAAATCAAACAGGCTGATGCAATGATTGAGAAACACAAAATCAATGTAGAAGTCCTCACAAAAAATGCAGTAGGTGTTGCAGAACATCCCGACACAATGGAAACAGTAGAGAAAGAATTAGAAAGAATTTCATACTGGACAGATATCAAGTCGGCTGCTCTAAATAATTTCGATTTCGAGAACAAAAGAACATTGACAGAATAGACCCACTGTAGTATAATTACTGTATGGATTTCTACACAAATGTCTGTCGAACACGCGACAAAATACTCGTAAAAGGTTATCAAGGTAAGAAACAGGTTCAAATGTCTGTGGACTACCGTCCAAACCATTACGTCCCAACAAAAAAACCTTCTGCATTCAAGTCATTGGATGGGAAGAACCTTGAGGCTGTAAATCTCAGTTCGATGGGTGGTGCAAGAAAGTTCCGTGAAAAATTTGCTGGAACAGCAGGAATGGAAATCCATGGATACGATAGATACATCTATACATATATTGCAGACAAGTTTCAAGGTGATATTAAGTATGACCCAAAGGTTATCAAGATTGCAACACTCGATATTGAGTGTGAATGTGAAGATGGGTTTCCCGAACCCATGCAAGCTTTCGAGAAGGTCAATGCAATTACAATCAAACCATTTAGATTCATGGCTCACACATTCGGGATTGGGCCGTGGGATGACAAACCAGCGAACGTAACATATCATGAAGCACAGGATGAGAAAGACCTACTTGAACAGTTCATCAAGTACTGGAGAAAAGAAAAGTTCGACATCATTACTGGGTGGAATGTTAACACTTTTGACATTACTTACCTTTGTAATCGTGTGGACAGAGTCTTCGGCTCAGAATCACATAAAAAGTTTTCACCATGGAACATGTGTGATATCAGAGAATTCAAAACCAATTGGGGGTCAACCCAACAGGTCTTCAACCTTTACGGAATAAATGTAATTGATTACCTAGAACTGTACAAAAAACATACATTCGTAAATCAAGAGTCTTACAGACTAGACCACATTGCACAAGTAGAATTAGGTAAAGCCAAGGTGAGTTATGAAGAGGAAGGTTCTCTTCATCATCTATACAGACTAAACTATTCCAAGTTCCTTGCATACAATGTAAAGGATGTTACCCTTGTAGAAGACCTAGAAGACAAACTAGGATTGATGGAATTGATTCTTGCAATGTCTTATAATGCAAAATGTAATTACAATGATACATTTGGTATGGTTAAGTATTGGGAGACAATCATCTACAACTTCCTCAAGGAACAGAAGATTGCAACACCACCACAGAAACTATCACAGACAAAGGGTGATAGAATTCAAGGTGCATATGTCAAAGAACCTATCGTGGGTAAACATGAATGGGTCGTCTCATTCGATTTGAACTCACTGTATCCACACATCATCATGCAGTATAATATCTCACCCGAGAAGATGCAAAGAGGATTGACTGATACATCTGTAGAAAAATTATTCAACAAAGAAACGATTGTTGATGGCGCACTCGGTATCACACCAAACGGAGCTAGGTTCTCTAACGACAAACAAGGATTCCTTCCCGAACTTATGCAGAAGTTCTATGACGAACGTAAGATGTGGAAGGGTAAAATGATTGAGTATCAGAAGGAACTGCAAACTTGTACAGATAGGAAACGTAAGAACGAACTCAATACATTAATCAAACGTTCTTACAATAACCAACAGGTTAGAAAGATTGCACTCAACTCAGCTTATGGTGCTTTGGCAAATCAATACTTTGCATTCTTTGACCCACAACTTGCAGAGGCAATCACATTGTCGGGTCAGTTGATTATCAAACATGCAGAGAAGACAATCAATGATTGGTTGAACACCACACTCAAGACAGATGAAGACTATGTTGTTGCAATGGATACTGATTCTGTTTACATCACACTAGACAAACTTATACAGAAGGTAATGCCTAATGAAACGAACAAAACCAAAATCACAAACTTCATCGACTCAATTGCAAAATCCCACATGGAAGAAGTTCTTGATGAGGGCTTCAGAGAACTTGCAGAGTACACCAATGCCTACGAACAGAAGATGGAAATGGGGAGAGAGGTCATCGCAGACCGTGGGATTTGGACTGCAAAGAAAAGATACATCCTCAACGTCATCGACAACGAAGGAGTCAGACTAGCCGAACCCAAACTCAAGATGATGGGTATTGAGACTGCAAAGTCCAGTACACCACAATGGGTCAGAGGTAAACTTACAGATGCATTCAAGATTGTGATGCAAGGAACCGAAGAAGAACTATGGGACTTTGTTGAAGGTGCTCGTATGGACTTCCGTAGATTACCACCCGAAGAAATGTCTTCACCAAGAGGTTGTAATAATCTCGGACAGTATGCAGACCCAACAATGATTTACACCAAGGGTACACCCATACACGTACGCGGTGCCTTACTTTACAATCATCACCTAAAACAAAAGAACATTCACAAACGTTATGAGTTGATTAAGAGTGGAGAGAAACTACACTTTACATATCTCACAACACCTAACCCAATCAACGAAAACGTCATATCATTTCTAAATGTGTTACCAAGAGAAATGGACTTACACAAGTATTTGAATTATGACATGCAATTTGACAAGTCATTCATAGAACCATTGAAGGTGGTTATAGAAAAGATTGGCTGGAATGTAGAACCAGTTGCCTCGCTTGATTCGTTTTTCGGATAAATACTAATATGGCATATAGTAAAGAAGTAGTAGAGAGATTTGAAGCCGTACTCCAAAACCCCAAAAAACACTCCGTTGGTTCTCTAGACAGAGATGACCCTCATGTTGCAACAGGACTTGCAGGCGCACCAGCTTGTGGGGATGTGATGCAACTTCAATTATTATTAGATGACGAAGAAAAAATCATTGACGTAAAGTTTAAGACTTATGGTTGTGGAAGTGCAATTGCAAGTTCATCTATGTTTGTTGATATGATGATGGGTAAAACGATAGAAGAAGCAAAACTAATCAAAGATAAAGATATTGCAGATGCATTAGACTTACCACCAATCAAATTACATTGTAGTGTGTTAGCCGAAGATGCAATCAGAAGAGCGATGATTGATTACGATACAAAATTGTCACATCGCAGACATAATTATCCTAAATAAGTTCATGGCGACAAAGTTTAAACAAAGTGAGTTTCACGTAACAATTTCGAAAATAGTAGATGGCGACACAGTTGATGTCGATATTGACTTAGGCTTTTCTACAGTTCTAAAAAAACAAAGAGTGCGTCTTATGGGAATAGATACCCCCGAGTCACGTACAAGAGATTTAGTGGAGAAATTATTTGGTAAAGCATCTAAGAAACATCTTACACATCTTTTATCAGAAGGTGATATTACCCTCGTATCTCACGACAAAGGAAAATTCGGAAGAATACTTGGAGAACTATTCGTCAATAAAGTGGACTCAGACGAAGACTGGATGGATGAATCAGAAGGACATCAGACATTCGAATCTACTGAAAGAGTATCAGTCAATAAACAAATGATTCTTGACCATCATGCAGTAGAATATACTGGTGAGAACAAGGACACTACTACAGAACGTCACATGGAACATCGTAAACTTCTCGTAGAGAAAGGAACTGTTACCCAAGAACAGATTGATAAGGTAAGTTAGAATGATGATTATTACTGCTATGGACTGTTTTTATATAGCGATGATATTAACTATCTTTGTCTTTATAATCCACTTGGAAGTAAACGTATCAAAGCTTACATCAATGATGAAAGAGCATACTAAGTTTGATATGAAGATGTCAGAAGTTGGAAAACAACTTACAAAAATAGAAAAAAAACTATAAAACCCCCTTGTCGAATCTCCAACTATATACTATAATAGGTATACATTATGGAGAAGTGTTATGTCATTTATTAAAGATTTAGTAAAAGCATCGGGAAACGAATATGCAAATGTAGTTTCCGACGGTGTTGCAGCTGGGGATGTTGATACCTTTGTAGACACAGGTAGTCACATTTTCAATGCATTATTAAGTGGTTCACTATACGGTGGACTTCCCGACAACAAAATTACTGCAATCGCAGGAGAATCAGCAACAGGTAAAACTTACTTTGCATTAGGCATGGTAAAACAATTCCTATCTGATAATCCCGATTCTGCAGTTATATACTTTGAGTCTGAGTCAGCAATATCAAAAGATATGATTGAATCTAGAGGAATTGATTCCAATAGAATGGTAATCGTACCAGTTGTTACTGTACAAGAATTCAGAAATCAAGCAATCAGCATACTAGATAAGTATGCAGAAACCCCAAAATCCAAACGTCCACCTATGATGATGTGTTTAGATTCACTTGGTATGTTATCAACTACTAAAGAAATTGAAGACACTGCAGAAGGTAAAGAGACAAAAGATATGACGAGAGCCCAAGTAGTAAAAGGTGCATTCAGAGTATTGACTCTTAAACTAGGACGTGTTGGTGTTCCTATGATAGTTACGAACCACACATATGATGTGATTGGTTCTATGTTCCCTCAGAAAGAAATGGGTGGTGGTAGTGGACTCAAGTACGCTGCATCATCAATCATTTATCTTTCAAAGAAAAAAGAGAAAGATGGAACAGAAGTTATCGGAAATATAATCCACTGTAAGAATGCAAAGTCAAGATTGACAGTTGAGAATAGAATAGTGGATGTTAGACTTTCTTATGAGAAAGGATTGGATAGGTACTATGGTCTATTAGACATGGCACTTGCATTTGGCGTCTTTACAAAAGAAGGAACTCGTGTTAAACTACCTACAGGTAAAACCGAATTCGGTAAGACAATTAATAACAATCCCGAGAAACACTTTACCCCCGAGGTGATGGGACTTCTCGAAGAGAAAGCACAGGAATATTTCAAATATGGAAACAGTGAGACTAGAACAGACGATACTGAACAACCTAGTTCAGAGTGAAGAGTTTGCAAGGAAGGTAATACCATTCCTTAAGGAAGAGTATTTCTCCGAGTCGGACGAGAAGACCGTGTTCAACGAAGTAGGTTCCTATTTCGACAAGTACACTAAACCACCTACAGTGGAAGCACTTCTCATAAATCTAGATAACAACTCGTCACTCAATGACAGTGTTTTATCTAGTGCAAAAACTATTGTAGATAGTATTAGTAAGGACAAAGAAGACACACCAATCGATTGGTTGGTGGAAGAAACTGAAAAGTGGTGTCAAGATAGAGCAATCTATATTGCAGTCATGGACAGTATCGAAGTCATCGACAAAAAGTCCCAACGTTCGACTGGAGAAATACCCGACCTTTTAAAAGAAGCTTTATCTGTATCGTTTGACACTAACATTGGTCACGATTTCATTGAAAACTCAGATGAGAGATTTGATTTTTATCACACTGAAGAAGAGAAACTTCCATTTGATTTAGAATATTTCAACAAAGTTACCAAAGGTGGATTACCAAACAAAACTCTAAACATATGTCTTGCTGGTACTGGTGTTGGTAAGTCATTGTTCATGTGTCATATGGCATCTGCAAACTTAATGATGAACAAGAATGTACTTTACATTACATTGGAAATGTCAGAGGAAAGAATTGCAGAGAGGATTGATTCAAATACATTGAACATTCCTATGAAAGATTTACCCGACTTATCTAAGAAACAGTTTGATAAAAAGATTGATAAAATCAAAGAGAAGACACAAGGTAAACTTATTGTAAAAGAATATCCAACTGCATCAGCTCATGTAGGTCACTTCAGACATCTACTTCAAGAGTTGAATATCAAGAAAGATTTTAAACCCGATATGATTTATATCGATTACCTAAATATCTGTGCAAGTGCAAGAGTCAAGCCAGGAGCTGGTGCAAACTCTTATACTCTAGTTAAGAGTATTGCAGAGGAACTCAGAGGACTTGCAGTAGAGTTTGATGTACCAATCATGAGTGCAACACAAACAACACGTAGTGGTTATGGTTCTACAGATGTGGAACTAACAGATACTTCAGAATCATTTGGATTACCAGCGACTGCAGACTTTATGTTTGCGTTAATTACATCCGATGAACTAGAAGAACTAGACCAAATGGTAGTAAAACAATTAAAGAATAGATACAATGACCCAACCGTATTTAAAAGGTTTGTCATTGGTGTAGACAGAAGTAGAATGAAACTCTATGACTGTGAACAAGAAGCACAGGAAGAACTCATTGACTCAGCCGTTGAGAATGATGATGTTCCTGTATTTGATAGAGGAAGAAATGATGGACAACGAAGAGACTTCTCAGAGTTTAAGGTCTGACGATTTGTTATGGGGACACCCTATAACAGCAGTGACAATAAATTCAGACGGTATAGATGAATGGTTTAAAACCATAGACATTGATGAGTTATGTAAAGAAGAATTTACATTCAGTAAATGTAAAACATCACAAGGTGTGGAAGAGAATAATAATGTAGATTACAATGTTGTAACTGATACTGTATTTGATGAATTTCAACACTATCTAGAATCTCTAGGCCCAAATCAAATGTTGAAAAGTGTGTTAGAAGTTCCTTGGATTAATGTATATGAAGAACATGGATTCCAAGATGCACATGACCATCAAGGTGATAAGTTTTCTGATTTCTCATGGTGTTACATACATCAAGCTGGAGACTCACATATTGTATTTAAGAACAGACATGCTTCTAATAGTGAAGTTTGTTTAAAAGAGTTTTTACTTGCTTACGGAACCTCAGTAGATTATGTACCACCTTTAAAAGGTAAAGGAACTCTATACTTCTTTCCATCACACATCTATCATGCAGTATCACCAAACTTAAGTACTAATCCTAGGATAACATTATCGGGTAACATTAGAATAAAGGGAACTGATATCATGAGAATTGAAGATACTGTTATTACTGGATAATATATAGATGCTATAAATACTACTATATTATGACTACTAACTTGAAATCGACAGATGTGATAAGTGCAATTGAAGAAAAAATTGCATTGAAGAAGAAACTCCGAGAAGCCAAAAGAGAGAATAACGATACCGCCTCTAAGAAAATATCAAAGAAAATCGATAAAATCGATGATAAACTACATTCGACACCGCTCTCCAAAACATAAATAATTCAGTAAATACATACGGAGTTATACATGTCAGAACTTACAGACCTAATTGCAGTTCAAACTGCAGCTAAAACCAAATTACAAGACCAATTGGATTGGCATAATGGAGTGGACAAAACTTACTTCACTGGTGCATCTAAATCATCTACATCTCCAGCAGAGTGGACAGGAGCTGGTAGAAAAGCATTCTTAGTTTGGCATAATGCACAAGGTGTAAACGAAAATGAATTAGACCAACACTTTGTAGATATGTATGCAGAAATGCAAGGAACAGAAAACGGTTCTCCAGCAGGTGACTTTCAATATAATTCAGAAATGGTTGCAACCATTCAAGGTTCAATAGATTCTTATACAACAGACATGGCTCACATCCAAGCAAGAATCGATGCTGGTGATACAACCCTAGCAGACAGCTAAAAAATGCATAAATAGTAGACAAGGACACCATTTTGGTGTATAATATCTATTATGAGTGCAAAAAATCTACATTTAGAACATTTAGAAGACGAAATCATCAATCAAGGAATTGATGGTGGTCGTGGTGCAATTAACTTTCTTCAAGGTCTAAGAGACATGATGAAGGGTAATTCTTCTAGTTCTGTAAACATGACTGTTAAATGGGATGGAGCTCCTGCTATTTTCTGTGGAAAACACCCCGAGACTGGTCAATTCTTTGTTGCAAAGAAATCATTATTCAATAAGACACCATTGTTCTACACTTCTGAACATGATATAAAAAATGCAGAAGAACTAAGTGGACAACTCAAAGAGAAATTCTTAACATCATTCAAATATCTATCTAAACTATCTTGGTCAAATGTCATGCAAGGTGACTTGATGTATACAAACGATAAGAAAACACAAAAGATAGATGGTAAATCATTCATAACATTTCAACCAAACACAATTTTATATGCAGTGGATGAATCCTCAAACCTTGGTAAAGTTATAGCAGGTTCTAAGATGGGCATTGTATTCCACACCACATACGAGGGTAGTACTATAGAAGGATTGAGTGCATCATTTGGTGCAAACATATCTAAATTAGGTTCTAGTAGTGATGTATGGATAGATGATGCATCATACAAAGATGTCAGTGGTAATAGTTCAATGACTTCAAAGGAGACTCTCAAACTAACACAAGAGTTGACTGCAACAGGTAAAGCTTTCCATGGTATTACTAGGAAAGACTTACAGAAGTTTCAAGATATACAGATGACTATCACAAAGAAAGGTGCTGGTGCATCCTATAAGACTTACTGTAACTCATTAATCAGACAAGGTAAGTTCAATCCATCATTCGATGGGTACATTAAACACTTTGAAGGATATTGGAAAGATAAAGTTGTTGGTGGTGTTAAAACAGAGAAACACAAATTAATTAAAACAGAGATTGGTGAAGACCTTTCAAGAGAACTTAGAGGTCTTAAAAAGTTTATTACTAATCTTACTAGTTTCATGGGTCACTTGGTAGTTGCAAAACAGATTATTATTGTTGCCCTAAATAGAGTAAAGAGTATCGGAACATTCAAAAAGACTGCAAACGGATTCGAAGCAGTTAACCCCGAAGGTTACGTTGCAATCGACAGAACAGGTAAAGCTGTTAAACTTGTAGACCGTATGGAATTTGCATTTAACAACTTCACTGCAATCAAAAATTGGGATAAGTAATGAAACAATTCGGTAAATTTTTAACAGAAGCAAAAGACAAGGGTGTTGTATTTACATTCGGTAGATTCAATCCACCCACAACAGGTCATGCAAAATTAGTAGACAAGCTTAAAAAAGAAACCAGCGGTGGTTATCAACCAATGCTTTTCTCATCTCATTCAAACGACAAAAAGAAAAATCCATTAGACCATAAACTCAAAGTAAGATATCTTAAGAAGTTCTTTGGTAAGATAGTTGCAGACGTACAAGCACGTACTGTATTCGAGATTGCAAATGAATTACATAGACAAAATTTTAAACGTGTAAAGATGGTAGTTGGTTCAGATAGAATCAAAGAGTTCGAAATGTTACTCAAGAAATACAACGGAGTAAAAGCAAGACACGGCTACTACAAATTTGATGATATACAAATTGTATCAGCAGGAGAGAGAGACCCCGATGCAGATGACCTAAGTGGAATGAGTGCATCTAAGTTAAGAGCTCTTGCAGAAGTTGGTGACTTTAAAGCATTTGCACAAGGTGTTCCATCTAGAAATAAAAAAGATGTAGAACAACTATACAAAGATATCCGTAAAGGAATGGGTATCGTAGAATCCACACTACCCGATTATATGATTGAAGATTTAATCAATGAAGGAGTCTATGACCAAGGTACATTCAAAGCAGTGTTCTTTAGTGGTGGGCCTGGAAGTGGTAAGTCAACAGTGGTACAAAAGTTATCACTAAAAGCACTTGGTTTAAAGTTAGTTAATACAGATGCAGCTTTTGAAAATGGATTAAAGAAGGCAGGAATGTCACTTGATTTACGTGGTGCAGACTTTGATAAAGTTGACCCTATCCGTGCAAAAGCAAAGAATATCACTACAAAGAATATGAACAACTATATTGGTGGTAGACTTGGAATGATATTTGATACTACTAGTGCAAACATATCTAAAATACAAAAATATAAGAAATCATTGGATGCACTAGGATATGAGTCTAAGATGTTATTTGTCAGTGCATCATTAGACAACGCACAAAAAAGAAACGAAATGAGACCTAGAAAATTACCCAAAGAAATAGTTAAACAAGACTGGGATAAATCTAGAAAAAATGCAGATGCATTGAAAAAGATATTTGGTAGAGATTATGTAGAGATTACAAATGATGAAGACCTTAAATCTTTAGAAAAGAAATCTCTCAAACTATACACAAAACTTCTAGGTTGGAGTGGTTCATTCCCTAGTAACAAACAAGCCCTCAACTGGAAACAAGCAGAATTAGATGCTAAAAAACGATAAATAGTACTATGGACATATTAGACTCTATACTTAACGAAAGAAAAGTCAAACAAGACAAAGATATTGAAGACCGTAAAGGTACTCAACCATCTAAGTATTACGCAAAGGATGCTGATGGTGACGAAATGTCTAAGTCTACTAAACAAAAACGTGCAGCTCATTTTGCACAGAAGAAAGACGGCCCTGCACCTGGCGACCATAATGCAGATACCAAACCTTCGAAACACACTAAGAAGTATAAAGATATGTACGAAGGTGCTGGTAAATCACTTGCAAAGAAAGCTGACAAATCGGGTATTTCCAAAGGTATCCTACAACAGGTTTATAACAGAGGTGTGGCTGCATGGAAGACTGGTCATAGGCCAGGCACTACTCCAGAGCAATGGGGACATGCAAGAGTAAACTCTTTCATTACTAAAGGTAAAGGAACATGGGGTGGTGCAGATAAAGACCTTGCAAAGAAAGCTGGTGCATCTGAGTCAGTCCAAGAAGGAAAACTAGTTACCAGTGCTCGTGATATTATTGATTTAATCATGAAAAAGGTTGGTCAAAAAATGGAAGATGAACTCAAAAAGAATCCCGAAAAAGGTATTGGTCTCATCAACACAATCGGTGCAATGATTAAACATAAAGTTACCGATAAGAAACAAGAGAAAGGTAAACTATTTCTTAAGTTCGGTGACAATCTAGAAGGTGATGAACTATTCGAAGATGCAGCTGTAGATGCAGCGGAGTTAAAAGCAAAACAGGCAGGTGAACTTGAAAGACTTAAACTAAGACAAGAGGATGAACTTGAAGCTTTAACTAAAAGACACGAGAGAGAAACAGAAAGAATCGATGGTCAGAAAGAGAAAGAGACAGCAGACAAACAAATTCAAGCAAAACGTGATGCAGACAGAAAGAAAGCAGAAACGAAATCAGAAAGTTATAATACTATTTTAAAACTAAGAGGTATCAAATGAGTGGAAATAAAACAAACAACGGAGTACACGAAGTGGGTACCGATGAAACTTTAAAGGCGTATCAAGACGATACACCAGGCCAACAAGTAGAGAAGTATCTATCACAAGTTAAAGTGGTCAATGAACAGAGACAGAAGAAACATTTCTCTTCTAAGTATCCTAATCCATTAAAAGGGTTTCCTTATAATGAAGAGAAACTAGAAGAAGCATGTTGGGATGGTTATGTTCAGAAAGGGTTCAAGATGAAAAATGGTAAACAAGTACCAAACTGTGTCCCTATAGGTGAAGAACTTGAAGAAGTAAATGAAATATTTGGTATTTCACAAGACTCTAGATATAGAGCAAAAGTAATGAAGATGCTTGATGACGAGGGTATCAAATATAAAAAAGACGGTAGAAACGCACTCATTATTTTAGGAGTTAAACCAAAAGACCAAAAGAAATTACTCAATAGAATACATAAAGAATTTGGTATGTCTTCTTACAGTATGATTGATGAAGGTAAAAACCTTGAAGAAGCAAAGTATACTAATATACACAACAAAATTAAAAACATCAAAAATCTTAAAAGAAAAGAATCAGAGTTTATTGCAAATATAGACCCAGCAGTCATGGGACAAGTCGTTAAAGCACTTATGCCTATGTTCGAAGAGGTAGACTTGGAAGATTAATGAAAACGCTGAGAGAAGTCGCAATAGACGAAACATTAGAGTCTTTGCAGTCAGAAGGTATCAACCTTACAGATAACCCATTCCGATTGGGGTCAATGATGTACTTTGAAATCATCAAAGAAGCACGAAAGCTTATTGCTGAAGACAGGTACACACTCACAGAAGTCGACAAACAAATCATAGAAACAGACCTAGGTCAATTCGAAGTATACGAAGGGAACATTGTTCCTTTAGATTGTCCTATGATTATGGAAGAAGAAGACAAGAAAGACGTTAAACTCAACTCACCTAAAGTTGGTGGTAGTAAGAAATACTATGTCTATGTAAAGGACGGAGATAAAATTAAGAAAATCTCATGGGGAGATACTACAGGGTTGAAAGTAAAACTGAATAACAAGAAGGCAAGAGCATCTTTTGTTGCAAGACACCAGTGTGACACAAAGAATGATAAGACTACGGCAGGCTATTGGGCATGTCGACTACCGTACTACGCAAAACAATTAGGTTTGAGTGGTGGGGGAGATTTTTTTTGGTAGTCTAAATATAGGTGTAGGTTACATTATGAGAGAATTATATCACAGTTACGTTAAGGATAACAGAAAGGCAGAAGTATTTAAAACAGACTTAGGTTGGGAAGTAGACCTTACAAACAGTAAAAGGAATGAGAATGCAACAAGAAAGGTGCATGACCATTCAGAGACATATGCAGAGAATGTTGCAGAGAATTATGTCGAAAAAGTGTTCGATTTAGAGCCTAACGATTTTGGTTACTATGGATACAATAGAAAAACAGACAACTACCATCCAGAGCTCGACTAAACCTTACACCGAAAAGGTAGAGGAACAACATGGTACAGGTGTACCTTACGTTATAAGAGAGTTCGAAGACAGTGTATTGGAAGAAGAACTGGTCTGGCATAGAGACAGAGAGTCTCGACAGGTTAGTGTATTAAGTGGTACTAACTGGTCATTACAACATGATGACGAGTTACCTATATTATTAAATCAAGGAGAAGAGTATTATATTCCTAAAATGACCTACCACAGGTTGATAAAAGGACAAGGAAATCTTGTTGTTAGGATACGAATTACATAAATAAGACTATGAGTTATAAATCAGAAAATTGGAAAGAGAAATTAGACGAAGTTCGTAACTATGTCGAACCACGTAAAGAAGGCACGATAGAAAAGACTGCAGAGGATATTATTTCCGATGAAATTGAAGCATTAGTAGCTCATCTTGAGGAAGAAAAAGTTGAAGACACTCTTCCCGAAGTAGAAGATATAGAAGAATTTATTGCTGAAGAGGGAATGGGAGATAAAATCTCTAAACTTTTCAAAACTAAGGACAAAAAAGAAGTCAGTGGTATTGCAAATCTTATGAACATGACAGATGTCAAAGTTCTACAAGCTATGCAGAAACAAAATCCTAAAGGATTCAAAAGAATGACTGCAAAGATGGGTGAACTTCCAGCAATGGAAGAGGTTCAAGAAGAAGTCATAGAAGAAAATTTATCCTTTGAGAAAACAGTAGAAAAACTTACAGAAAAAAACATGTTAGGTAGACTTGCAAAGTCTTTACGTCTCGATGAGGCAGGTAAAGAGAAAATGTTTGACTACTTCGAAAAAGGGGAATTAAAACAATGAAATTTGAAGGATTAGGACATGGTCTATCTGCAGACTTACTTGCAGCTGCCAATGCAATCGTATTAGAGAGTGGAGACTACAAGAAGTTTTTCCAATCCGCACTTAAGAAGTTCGGAGTAACATCTCCAGCAGAACTTAAAGGTGATAAAGAAAAAGAATTCTATGACTATATCGATAAGAACTGGAAAGGTAAAGACGAAAAGAAAGAAGCAATAGAAGTTAAGTTACCCGAAACAGTTGAAATTGAAGAGACAGAAACATTCAACGAGAAGGCTGGAAAGTATGCAAAATACTCAGACCTTCTTATGCAAAAAGCAAAACTAGTTGCACAAGGCCCAGTTGCAACAAAAGAAGTTGGTGATATCAACAAAAAAATCAAAGCTGAAATCAAAAAACTAGGTATTAAAGAAGACAAAGGATTTGAGAAAATTCTTATGGGTGCATTCGGTGAAGGAATAGAAGAGAAAGCAAAACCTTCAAAGAAGTTTATCAAACTTGGTGATGAAAAAAAAAATCTAAAAACCCCTGTTACTGAGGCAAGTAGAGATTATTACAAACAAGTAGATGCTCTTATAGCAAAGCACGGTAATGAAAAACCTTTCATTTACAAGGCACCTAAGTTAAATAAGATTTTAAGTGACTTAACAAAATTAATGAAGAAGGAGAAAGAATTTCCTGATTCACAAAAATACGGTAAACTGATACAAGGACACTTAAAGAAGTGTGAAGTTATGGGTTACGAAGAGAACATCGTATTAACAAATAGAATGCATGAAAAGTTTGTAAAAGACTTTCAAGGCGACACAATGTTTAGAGAAGATATGGCAGAAATCATCATGCAAGATGCTATTCTATCATATGCAATATTTGGAGAGTAGAATGAATTTATTTCATGAAGCAAAGAAAGTTTTAGATAAGGATGGTAAAGTCAATCCTTTGGGCCCATATGGGAAACAAAAACTTACAGGTAGAGAGGTATCTACATACTTCAGAAGAAATAAAGTCAGTGACCCCGAAGTTAAGAAAGCTGTAGAAGTTGCACTTGACCTTGGTGGTGCAGACACTATTGCAAGACAAGAAATTAAAAAGTTCTACGGTGATAAGATTCTAAAATCAAAAGAAGTTCAGAATGCATTGAAGTATGCAAACGAAGAATTCCAATTTCAAGAAGATTACAAAAAAGTAATCAAAATGTATCCAAGAGATAAAGACTGGAAGAAACTCATCACAAAACACAGAAAAGCAATTGATGATTTCAGAAAGAACAACAAAGATTTACCTAAAAAGGTAGAAGACGATTTAATAGGTTGGGCATCATCAACTGGAGCAGTTGGTCATAAAGACGATGTAGAAGACTTCATAATGGACATCCTTGATGAAGGCATCATTTCCGAGAAGTTCAAACCTTACAGTGACAAACAGTATCCTAGATGTGTAGATTTCTACATTCAGTTCAGAGGTGGTAAAGGAGACAGAATCACTTCAGAAGAAAACAAGAAAGACTTCATTAAAGCAACAGATATGATTGATGCATACTGTAAGAAAAACAAAATCAAACAAAAACCAGTTTACTCAACACCAATGGAAGGTTCAAGTGCATACAAAGTCGGTCTTATGATTGACAAATCTTACAGTAAAACAACCGATTATGATGATGGTAAGGACTTGCAACCTCTATATGTTGCATTAAGTAAACTAAAGACCGCAGAAGACCACGGTGGTGGTTGGAGTCAAGCAGTAGTTAAAGAAGACGAAGTAGAAGAAGGTAAAGATAAAATCAAATACCGTGGTAATCTAAAAGGATTAAAAGAAGGTAAGTCTCTTAAGAATAAGAAAGAAGAAGTATCAGAAACAACTGATAAAGAAATTAAAGCAGTACAAAAACTTTCTAAAGATATGCAAAGCGTATTAAAAGGTTATCAAAAAATCACTGGAATGGGTGATAAAGAACTCAAAGATACAAAACACAACGATACTTATAAATCAATTTTAGATGCAAGAGATAAAGTCGTTACACTTATCGGAACACTTCAAACAGGTAAATTACTTAAAGGTGAAGAAACAATCTCAGAAGGTAAAAACCTTATGCCAGATGTTCAAAAGATTGTTGACACTAAAGGTGCAGCTAAAGTTGGTGGTATAATGATTGATATGTTTACTGCATCAATGATTACACAAATCTACAGTAAAGTAAACGACCAAAACAAAAAGAAAATGGAGAAGTCAAATATCTCTACACTTGTCGACCTTGCACAAAGAATGATGCAGAAAATGGGTGACAACATGGAAGGAGATACTATTTCAGAAGAGATGATTACTTACAGAGTTAAAGGAATGCAGAAACCCGAAGAACAAAAATTTATTCGTTCTGCAAAAATGATGGGTTTAAAGATTACTATGGATAAAGGTAAGAAAGATACAGTAATCGTTATGAGTGGAACTAAGAAGAAACTCAGAGACTTTGATGCAGTTGCAAGAGGTAAATCATCATATGGTGACCCTTCAACAATTACACACTTTGACGAGAAGTAAATGAGCGTCAAAGGTGATGCGAGATACAAACTTTTTAAGGAGAAACTTAAGAAGTTAGGATACGTAAAAGACGCTGCAAAGAAGACCAATGCCGTAATGGAGAAGGCTTCAGATTTTGCAATGATGAGTGACGGTGGCAATAAGAAGATTGCACGTGCAGTATCAAAGGCAAAATCAGAGAAAGAATTGCGTGCGATGATACAGAAAATCAGTACAATGGCTGGTGGAAAGTATTCAGAAGCACAAGAGGATGAGGTTATCGATAGAGCAATCGATGCTTTTAACTCAAAAGCAAAGGGAATGCAATTAAGACCCGATGCAAACGTTCTTGTTCAGTTATCAAAAATGATTGATACTAAACGAGATACGGAAGTAAGAACGGATGATATGAAAAAGTTGAAGGTAAAGCATCAAGATGCAGCCAAAGTTTATCAGGCATTAATGTCTGTTAAGCCCGCCTTAAGAGATAAATACTCACGACTTTTACAAAAAGATATAAAATCTTTTAAAAAGACTTTTGATACAATATTAAGAGTCGCTAAATAAATCTATAACGGAGAAATAAAATGGCACTTTGGGGACATACAAGTGGTTCAGAATCAAAACCTAACTGGTTATCTGCAGCCGACAAAACAAATACTCAAGCTAAACCATATGGTTGGGAATTAAAAAAAGTAGTGGGTTCAAGAACATTGACTGAAGTATTAGTCGCATGGTCTAGTTCTGCACTTACAACTGCTCTTGGAGCAGCTGATATCACTGATATCGATTGGGTTTCAACTGGATGGGACGTTTCTGCTGGTGGAACTCTATCTGCAAAAGTTATATTTAACGAAGCAGTAGACGTTACTGGAACACCTCAACTATCAGTTACTAACGGTAACCAAGGTAGTGGAAGTGGAAGAGGCCCACATGTATTATCATATGCAAGTGGAACAGGTACTAATGAACTTACATTCACAATTACATACGGTGCAGCGAATGCAGCGATTGCAGCTGATGATGTACTAAGTTTTGGTGCAAACCCAGTATCACTAAACAGTGGAACCATTAAAGACAAAGGTACTTCAACTGTATCAACAATTACCTCAATAGCAGGTATTGGAACTGCAGCTGGTACACTTACTGCAGTAGCATAAGTTAAGTAATGGCGTACGTAGCAGTCACAGGTTCGGGTGGAATTTGGGAGTATGATAACGCTGCAACTAAATCAGATGCAGAAACATACTCCGAATCCAACGGAACTGTAACAAACGGTATTAGAACATTTACATCGATTGGTGGTAATACAGAAAGAGTCTACATTAAATGTAGAAAAGTCGGTGAAACAATAGTTCGTGGTGAACTAAATAAAAATTACTACGACGCACAATAGGAAAAAAATTATGAAAAAATTCAGTCAATTCATAACAGAAACAAAACAAGTTGGTGGACTTTCTTCAACAGAAATACCACACGACATTGATGATGCAGAAGTTAAGGCTAAAATCAATGCTGTCTTAGGACATACAGCAAGTTCAGAATACATGAACCCACAAGCTGCAGTCGAACAAATGAAGGCAAAACTCGAACAACTTGGACTTGCAATGATGAAACATGATGATGTTGAGTTCAACGAAAGTGGAGAGTTTGACCTTTCTTTCTCAAGATATGGTGAAACATTTGGAAAATCAGTGGATACACCACATGATGAGTTCGAAAAAGAAGAAAAACTAGTTTCACTTAATGTGAAATACGAAAGGTTAATGAACAACAGTTACAAAGTATACGGTTCATTGGTCTAAAACCTTCCTTAGAGGTCTACTAAATACCATGGTAGACCACTATTTAAAATTATATTATGAGTCTTTTTGACAAACTAACAGCAAAAAACTTTTCTGCATATGCTATGAAGCACTATGATGACCCTCAATGTGAGGACATGGAAGACTTCCAAGAGGATTTACGTAGATTCAGATATCTTAAAAGATTACTATTCAGATACCATGAGAGTGGTGAACTAAGAGAACGCCTGTTACTCAATCATCTTATATGTCTATTCAATGTATTTGGATACGAACCATGTATGAGAATGTTGAAATTCAAAATAAAAGAAGATAGATATTGGTCTTCAATCAAAACCTTACTACTATACCTAGATTACATCACACAGGACTTCGAACCCGAATTACCAATTGACGATGTGATTGCACAAAGATTGAGAGAATTGTAAGCTCCCATAGCTCAGCTGGTAGAGCAACTGATTTGTAATCAGTAGGTCAACCGTTCGAATCGGTTTGGGAGCTCCACTGCTCAAAACACCTAAATAGATATATGAGAATAGTAGATACTTTAATAGTCTTTAGAATGCTCAAGATGTTGACAACACCTTGGGAGAAGATGCAGGCATATAAATTTGGGTTTATCGACAACAAAGGAACTAGAATTAAAAAGATAGATGTTGACGGAAAGATGGTTGACAACAAACCCGAAACTTCTGCAGAGAAAGCTTCCTTGACACCTCTACATCGTGTAGTATTCAATCTAAAGAAAATAATAAACAAGGTACCATTTGGTAAATCACAATTTGCATCTTATGCTGTTGCACTTCTTATGTTGAAGGAACAGAATGAGTTAGAAGAAGACCAAATGGAAGAACTATGTGAGAAGTTCTATAGACATCTAAAAGAACTGGGTAAGGTAGATGCAGAGGTTCTAGAAGAATCTATGTCAGTCGGTAAATTACAGGCTGGTGGAGTGTATCACTTACGTAGAAGATTAGAACAGTTAGATATAGAATATCCACACAAATCAGAAATTTCAATCATGGAACATCATTCTAAAGTATTTGGAATAGATGTTTACATTGGTTATATCAACGAAGATAGAGTCTTGGTAACAGAAGATGACGTATACTAATAAACACCTCTCAGTTTTTCTAGATGAAGACATAGACCATATGGTCTTCAAACCACAAGAAGAACTTAAAAAAGCAAAGTACAAAAACCTAGAGATATGGAGTGAAGGTTGGGAGACTATAATGTTAGGACAGTTTCCTAAAGGTAATGCAGTTGTTAAAGAATTGCAAGAAATACAGAAACACGTTACAGGTGCAACAGAAGAACAAAAAGAAGAATATCTTAAATGTGATGAAGATTCAACTTATTATATCAAAGAATATATGAATAAAGAGGACTTAGATTATGATGTAGATGATGTAGAGTATCTTGAAGACCAGTGTAAGCCTATAATCAAACATCATAAGAATCACTTCAATCGTGCAAGACCATATCAAGTTGCAGAAGAATTAGGTATGGATTTTGAAAGATATGTAACCGATACTGCAAAGACACCTTCATACCCAAGTGGACATACAGTCCAACCATTTGTAGTTGCAGAGTATTATAGTAGATTATACCCACAACACCGTGCTGGATTAATGAACGGTGCAAAGATTAGTGGGTTTGGTAGAGTTATAGCAGGATTACACTATCCTTCAGATTATGAAGCAGGAGTAAAACTTGCATCCGAACTCATGGAATTCATGAACTTCGGAAAATTAAAAGAAGATGCACCTATGAATGCCACTGGTGCAGCTGTTTCAACCGATGCAAGTAGTATTGGTTTCAAGAAGAGATATAAAAGAAATAAAAAGTATGAACCAAATGCTTTATATACTCTCTTGCGTAGAAACATCAAGAGATAGATTATGAACAGATTTTTGAATTACCTCGCGGTAATTACGTCCCTAGGAATTGCATCAATAGCTGCATATTTCTCAGTGTTAGGTCTTGCAACAATATTTGCTGGTGCCTTCATGGGTGTTGTAATTATGGCAGGTGCTTTAGAATTTGGTAAAGTCGTAACTGCAGCTTATCTACATCTTGCATGGGAAAAACTCAATTACATGAAATACTATCTTGTATTTTCAGTATTCGTTCTCATGTTAATTACATCACTGGGTATATTTGGATACCTATCAAAAGCACATTCAGAACAAACAGGGGATACTGCACAAGCACAATCTATTGTTGATAGAATCGAGAATCAGATTGCAAGGGAAGAGAACAAGATACAAACCTATCAAGACAGGATAGACAATCTTGGGGGTGCAAAGATAGATGTATCAGAGTCTATCAAACAACAAGAAACTATTAGAGATGGTGCATGGGACAGAGTTCAAGGGGATATAGACTATGCAAAGGGTCAAATAACATCTCTAAGGGGTTCTGTGACTGCACTAGACACGGCTGTAAGCAATCTTAGAGAGAAAGGGATTGAGACTATTACTACCTCAGAAGGGGGAGTATTTACACAGGATGAGTTAGAAGTTATAGACTATGTTCAACAGGCAAATACGTTGTTTGACCAACAATCAACTCAAAGAGAACAGATAAGAGATGACATTGCAGAACAACAGAGTAACATTGACCGTTATAGAGCTCAAGCACAGAAGACTATTGATGATGCAAATGTAGAGATAAAGAGATTACAACAATCATCTACAGGTGATTCAAATGAGATAATTGCAAAGACCGATGAATTCAACTTGTTGATTGATGAGTCCTATGATATAATAGATGAATACAAAGACGAGATGTTTGAGAGTAAACAAATTATCCTCAATTTAGAACGTGAAGTAGGCCCAATCAAGTATATTGCAGAGGTAATATACGGACAAGAGGATTCTGTCAAGTACCTTGACAACGCGGTTCGATGGGTAATTTACATGCTGATTTTTGTATTTGACCCGCTGGCAATTCTATTATTGGTTACATCATTAGGATTGATACAAGGAAAAGGACATACTAAAAAGTTAAGAGAAACACAAAGAATTGTGCTTCAAGTACCAAAAAAGAGAGTGAAGAAACTTCAAAAAGACTAAATACAATTATAAATATTTCTAGGAGAAATCATGTCAGACAAATACTTAGACCCTCGTCTAAAAATCGAACACTTACTATACGACATTCGTGGAATGTTGTTAGATATTGAACATACACTTGGTAATATACCACACGAAGAAGAAAATGTCGAGGACTATTCTGTAGTATTCACAGAGTCTAGTGAAGGTGATTATATCCATCCCGAAACACCAACTCACCCATGCCCAGAAGGGTTTGGTGAAGATGCTTATTGGGATTGTATCTACCAGTGTTGGATGCAACCAAATGACATGGATGAAGACGAGTATAACTTGTCTACTAACATCGATACAGATGCATGTTACGACTCAGTAGCAGGTGAGTGGATGAGAACTGAAGAAGATGATTGGTCAAACGACTGGGCAGCTTATATGGCTCCTATTCATGAAATGGAAGAAGAAATGTCTCATGAAGAACATCAAGTAGAAGAACCAACAACAGAACATAACGGAGAAGTATAATGGCAATATCAGATTCTATGACTCTAACAGAGTTTATGGCAGAATTGGTAGCAACAGAACCAAGTATGGACGGAGCTCCAGCAGAAGGAACAGATGGAAGAGCTCTTGCTCAGACATCATATGACACTTCAAAAGCAGCTTGGGACACAGAAGTAGCACGTGTTCAAGCTCTAATCGACGGTTAATTTAGTTTAAAAAACACCTTGTATTTTAGCATGTATTCATGTATAATGAATGTATGCTATGGTTAGAAAGAAAATATCTTTCTATGTGTGTGGGTTCTCTAGAGCTTGCAAAATGGAAGGGTGATACAACACTGAATCACAGGTGTTTATATTGTGGAGATTCTCAAAAGAATAAACACAAAGCACGTGGGTATCATTTCGTTGTAGAACAAAGTTTTATATACAAATGTCACAATTGTGGTAAATCCACATCTAGTGTAAATTTTATCAAAGACCATTTCCCTGTACTACATAAAGAGTACATTAAAGAATGGTTAACAGAGAGTGGTAAGAAACCTAAAAAACATGCCTCGGGTCATAAGATGCCAAGTGCAAATGAATTCAAGTTCACTCCAAAAACAGAATTACTAAATATGATTAAAGTTGACTTGTCAGCGATTATGTTTCCTGCTAGAGAGAAACAAGTTGCAAGAGAATATCTACAGAACAGGAAAGTTCCCGAAGACAAGATTGACACTCTATGGTTTGTAGAGTCAGCACAAACTCTTGGTCTTCTTCATGAGAAGTATAAAGACAGAGTTCTTGGGACAGACCCAAGAATAATATTACCATTCTTTAAAGAGGATGGGGAACTCGTAGGAGTATCGGGTAGAGCAATTAATGACTCACCATTACGATACCTTACAATGAGGCTCCTAGATGATGTTCCACTCATCTATAACATAGAAAATGTGGACAAGACAAAAACTATCTATGTTACCGAAGGCCCTATAGATAGTTTATTCCTACCCAATAGTATTGCAGTCGGGGGTAGTGACTTTAAGAAAATAGACGATGGTATAAAAGATAATGCGATTATCATTTATGATAATGAACCTCGTAATGAAGAGATACTCAAGAAGCTTAAGGAAGTAATTGAGTTAGGATATAAAGTTTGCATATGGGACGACAGACGTATTGCAAACTGTAAAGATATAAACGATATGATAATGAGTGGATTGAGTCAAAGTGAAATAATAGATATCATTAATGCTTGTACATTTGAAGGTCTTTCGGCAAACTTAAAACTTATGGAGTACAAGAAAATATGAATGCAGAGTTCAAGGTAATCAAGTCTGACGGTTCAAAAATGAACATTGACTTGGAAAAGATTCATAGAATGATGGAGAAAGCTTGTAAAGATATTACAGGTGTATCAGAATCATCCGTCGAGATGAATAGTGGTTTACAATTTTATGATGGTATTACAACAAAAGACATACAACAAATCCTTGTAAAAAGTGCAAGTGATTTAATTTCACTGGACAATCCAAACTATCAGTTTGTAGCTGCAAGATTATTACTATTTGGTGTACAGAAACAGGTCTTTAACACCAAGTGGAAAGACTCAGAAATCTATCCACCATTATTGGATATTATCAATAGAAATATAGATTACGGTGTGTATGATAAAGACATTCTTAATTATTATACTGAAGATGAAATAAATCAGTGTAATAGGTTTATAAGACACCAAAGAGATTTAGACTTTACATATGCTGGTCTACAACAAATTGTGGACAAGTATTTGGTACAAGACAGGTCAAGTAACACATTATATGAAACACCACAGTTCATGTACATGATGATTGCAATGACGTTATTTAAAGATTATAAAGAGAGTAGATTAAGTTATGTCAAAGGATATTATGATGCCATATCACAGTTTAAAATTAACATACCCACACCCATCATGGCAGGGGTCAGAACTCCACTCAGACAATTTGCATCATGCGTCTTGGTTGACTCAGACGACACACTCGATTCAATCTTTTCGAGTGACATGGCAATCGGAAAATATGTTGCACAAAGAGCTGGAATTGGAATTAACGCAGGAAGAATTAGAGGAATTGGGTCAAAGATACGTGGTGGAGAAGTTCAACATACTGGAGTTGTCCCTTTTCTTAAGAAATTTGAAGCAACGGTTAGGAGTTGCACACAGAATGGCGTCCGAGGTGGAAGTGCAACGGTACATTTCCCAATCTGGCATCAAGAAATCGAAGATATCCTCGTACTTAAAAACAATAAAGGAACAGAGGACAACAGAGTAAGAAAGTTAGATTACTCTATACAGATATCAGAACTATTCTATAAGAGATTCTTAAAGAATGAAGATATATCATTATTCTCACCACATGATGTTAAAGGTTTATACGAGGCGTTTGGAACGCCAGAGTTTGATGAACTCTATGAAAAGTATGAACGTGCAACCAGTATTCCTAAACAGAAGATTGGTGCAAGAGAATTATTTACAAGTTTATTAAAAGAAAGAGCAGAGACTGGCCGTATTTACATTATGAATATAGACCATTGCAATACGCATAGTAGTTTTATCGACAAGGTTAACATGAGTAACTTATGTCAAGAGATAACACTACCCACCGACCCTATCAGTCATATTGATGGGGAAGGTGAGATTGCGTTGTGCATCCTATCTGCAGTTAACATAGGTATCTTAAAGAACTTTGATGAACTTAGTACTTTATGTGACCTTGCAGTTAGAGGGTTAGAAGAACTAATAGACTATCAGAAATATCCAGTGATTGCAGCTGAGAAATCAACAAGAGCAAGACGTTCATTAGGAATAGGATACATTGGTCTTGCACATTTCCTTGCAAAGAATAAGGTTAAGTACGATGACCCCGAAGCACATAGATTAGTACATGAACTAACCGAGAGATTCCAGTACGAGTTATTAAAATCATCTAATCAGATTGCATCCGAGAAAGGTGCATGTGAATACTTCCATAAAACTAAGTATGCACAAGGAATATTACCCATCGATACCTATAAAAAGGATGTTGACAGTATCACACCAAATGAGTTACAATGTGACTGGGATAAACTTAGAACATGCATCAAAGTACATGGTCTAAGACACTCAACTCTTACTGCACAGATGCCTTCAGAGTCCTCTAGCGTGGTCTCTAATGCAACGAATGGAGTAGAACCCCCTAGAGATTACCTTTCAGTCAAGAAAAGTAAAAAAGGAACCCTAAAACAGGTAGTTCCACAGTATAGTATACTTAAAAACAATTACACGTTACTATGGGATATGCCTAGTAATGAAGGATATATTAAAGTACTTGCAGTGATGCAAAAGTTCTTTGACCAAGCGATTAGTGGTAACTGGTCTTACAACCCCGAAAATTATGACAAGGGTGAAGTACCAGTATCAGTCATGGCTCAAGACATGTTGAACACATACAAGTATGGATGGAAGACATCATATTACCAAAACACAATGGATGGTAAAGTAGAGGATGTAGTTACAGACCCTAATTCAGCGTCTAATGATTACATACCACCAATGATGCATTCTGCACCAAGTGAAGATGAGGAAGATTGCGATGCCTGTGCCATATGATGAAAAGACTGTAATATATACGTATCCCGACGACGAGAGAATGGATAAGGATGGAGAGAACCATTTAAGAATAAGTGGTAGAACCAATCAACTAACTTGGGACTTAATGAAAGACAGGTTTGTTGTCTTACGTAATTTCATTCCTAAAGATATTATTAACTTATCATTAGATACATGGAAGACTATTGAACACAATGGTGCATGGGATGAAGCAATATTCAAAAGAGAACATGAAATCACTCAAAACTCACCTAAAGATTCTTTAGGAAAATCTAAAGCTAATTACTGCACTCCGATGGCAGTTTCCCTACATAGATGGCTAAAGGAAAAATTAGATAACGTAATTGATATGGGGTTAAGAGAAACATACTCTTACACTCGGAAATATGAAAGAGGTGCATATCTAAGAGCTCACACTGATAGACCATCATGTGAAATAAGTGCAACAATCTGTTTAGATTATAAAACAGATGATAATGCACCATGGAAGATATGGGTACAGAATGATGATAACTATGTCGACATGGGTTGCATGGATGAAGTGTATGATATATCTCAAGGGATATCACATAGAAATAGAAGAGGTATTCCAATAAGTTTAGAGCCTGGTGATGTTTTATTATATCAAGGGCCTAATGTAATACACTGGAGAGATTACTTAGTAGGTGACTACTCGTATCACATCTTCTTACACTTCTTCAATGAAGATAGTAAGTTGTTGAACATAGACAAAATGCATACAGATATGGAAGACCATTTTGCACTATCGTTTGATGGAAGACCACATAGATATGCAGATGAGACATACAATGTTGAAACTGGTGTATATAATGATGCAGAAACAGGTAAAACCAAAAAAAGGTTTAAAGAGTTTGCAAACATATATCATAACGTAGTAGATAAGAAAGCTAACTTTGCAAATAATTATGATGATTTTGAATTAGACACAAGAAAAAAGAGGGCCGTGAAGGAATGACAGTATTTAACAAAAAAAATGTAGATTTTACAAAAGAGTCCATGTTCTTCGGTGAGGAATTAAACACGCAAAGATTTGACACATTCAAGTATCCTATATTTGACAAACTAACACAGACACAACTATCATTCTTTTGGAGACCCGAAGAGGTATCCCTACAGAAAGATAGAGGTGATTACCAAACACTTTCTGACGCACAGAAACACATCTTTACCTCTAACTTGAGGTATCAAACTTTACTCGACTCAGTTCAAGGAAGAGCTCCATCCATAGCATTCTTACCGTTTGTGAGCCTGCCTGAACTTGAGTCTTGTATTATCACATGGGATTTCATGGAGACTATTCATTCACGAAGTTATACTCATATTATAAAGAATGTTTATAGTGACCCTAGTGAGATATTTGACACAATCCTAGACGAACCAGCAATTGTAGCTAGAGCAGAACAGGTAACAGAAAAGTATGATAAGTTTATACAACTAGGAAGACGTAGATTACTAGGTCTTAAAGTTGATGATTACGAGCTTAAGAAAGCATTATACCTTGCATTGGTATCAGTTAACATCTTAGAAGGAGTTCGTTTCTTCGTATCCTTTGCATGTTCTTTTGCATTTGGTGAGTTAAAACAGATGGAAGGAAGTGCAAAAATCATATCTCTTATTGCAAGAGACGAAGCACAACATCTTGCAATCACACAACACATTCTTAAAGCTTATAAGAAACAAGAGAACGACAAAATGATGTTAAAAATCATGAAAGAATGTGAAGAGGAAGTATATGATATGTATCGTGATGCAGTCCAACAAGAAAAGGATTGGGCAGACTTCTTATTTAAGGATGGTTCTATGATTGGACTATCTACTGCATTACTTGGACAATACGTAGAGTACACAGCAAACAAAAGATTACGTGCATTGGGTCTGAATCCATTGTTTGATATCTCTTCAACAAACAACCCTTTACCTTGGACATCACATTGGTTCAACAGTAGAGGATTACAGAATGCACCACAAGAGACGGAAATAGAATCCTATCTAATTGGGGGTATAAAACAGGACGTAGACGACGATACGTTTGAAGGCTTTGAGTTGTAATGCACGATTGTGTTGTCATGTTCAGTGGTGGGGTTGAATCTACTGCTTTATTAAACTGGTGTGTAGAGAAAGGTAAGAAACCTATTGCACTACATTCACTATGGGACAACCCCATCACAACAGCAAATCAACTACATAGTAATATTACACAGATATGTGATATGTTGGATGTAGATTTGATTACTCATGAGCATCCTAAATATGACCATGATGAAAGGTCAGAAGAATACTTTCATTCTGCTAGACATTGGTCAATTGCATGTTTAAGTGCATTGACTCAGTTCCCACATATAGAAGAATACTATTGGGGTGTGAACAGTGGGATGATAAACTATGCAGATGACCATAAACACTATTCTGATTGGCCATGGGTGCCACGTGCATGGGAGTTTCAAATAGTATTTGAATTCTATGCAAGGTTGATGAACAAGAATCACAACTACAGACTTTATCCACCTCTTGGTGGAATGACCAAGATGGAACAGTGGTCATCAATACCAGTGGATATAAGACAATACGTCAATTCATGTGCATTAGGTTACCCAAACCAATGTGGTGAATGTGACAAATGCTTGGAATATAAACATTTAACAAAAATATCGGGATTTTAATATGATAGAAATATTTGGAAAAACACAATGTCCATTCTGTGATAAAGCAAAAGCTTTATGTGAGAAAGAAGGACTAGAATACACTTACAAACAGTTGGACACAGACTTCACAAGAGAAGAACTCTTTGAAGAGTTTCCAACTGCAAGAACCTTTCCACAAATCAGAGTCAGAGAAACAGAAAATACTTGGACTTACATAGGTGGATATGACAAACTTGCAGAGTTCGTAAAACACGGAGACGTTTGGGAAGACTAATGAAACAAGTTCATGTATATCTCAATGTAAAACATAGCCAGACAGCTATAGATTTAAGACTTGAGCATATTGCAAGAACACTTGATAAAGATTTAGTAGAGATTAGAATTTACACGTGTGGGGAAGATTTCTTTAAAAAAGATATTGATAGACCACTACCATTCGGAATGATTGATGGTAAAGCTAAATCAAATGATAACTTTTTCAAGGAAATCGTAGGAGATAAAGTTGAAGATTAGATTACACTGCAACGACTGTAAATCAGAGTGCATAGTAGAACATGAAATGGATTCACACCAGTATGGAATCGAACATTGTCCATTTTGTGGCGCACAAATGGATGAAGATACAATAGAAGAGGTATTTGAATACGACGATTAGGGCCTTGACTACAGGGTAGATTTTTTGATATAATATGACACAACTGAGAAGAAAGGAACATTACCCCTTGATTGACATTCAAATAAATGGTCAAATTGCACAAAAACGTCGAATTCGTACCTTTGTGAAGTCCTGTATTGCCTATCTTTCCCCTAAATTACGTAGGGATATAACCATAGAACTAAATGTTATAACTAGATGTGAGAATAATCACTATGCTTTATGTTGGGGTGACCGTGATGAGGTCATTATAGAGATTGCACGTGGTAGTAATGGACTAGAATTCACTCTAGAAGACCAAATGTTGAATCTTGCACATGAATTAGTTCATGCAAAACAATTCTTAACTGGACAACTCAGTCCAGTTCGTCAAAAATGGAAGAAAAAGGACTACTCTAAGGCACCATATAGCCGTCAACCTTGGGAGCGAGAAGCCTACGCAAAGGAAGAAAAACTGTATAAAATATTTTGGGAATAAGCCCGAAATGCCTTGACAACAGGGCCGAAAGAGTGTTATACTATACGTATGGAAAATAAGAGAGTAAAGATAAAAAGAATCTTCATCGATATGGATGGAGTATTAGCCGATTTCAACACTGGTGTTGAAAAACTAACAGGGAGAGAATTCCCTAACACCGACCAAGGTCATAATGACTATGACTTAAGGAAGGAAGAGTTAACAAACAAAAGACTGTTCAGAATGTTACCACCTATGCCTGATATGCATGAATTGGTTGGTTACGTTAGACACACTAAACTACCGTGGGAAATACTCACTGCAGCTGGTGTTATAAACAGAGAGTTGGTTGTGTATGATAAGAACGAGTGGATTAAAGAACATGTTAGTCCTACTGTTGTTGTTACTTGTACTATGACTGGTAGTCAGAAAGGTATGTTTGCAATCAAAGGAAGTGTCCTTATTGATGACAGACAAAAGAACCTTGATGCATGGGTAGAACATGGTGGTATTGGAATACTACACACTAGTGCAGCTGATACAATTGCACAACTTAAAGTATTAAGAAATGGTGACTAAGGGGTTGTAGCTCAATCGGATAGAGCAACTGCCTTCTAAGCAGTAGGTTATAGGTTCGATTCCTATCAGTCCCGCCACCATTTCTAAACACACTAAATAAGAGTAAGGAATAATCCTTACTTTTTGGTATATATTATGGAAACACAAAATAGATTTGCAGAAGATAGACACATAGAAGACCTTGGAGAACATGTTCTCCTTTATCGTGGTTGGACAGACGACGAGTTCATAGACTATGTCATGGGAATATACAAAAAATGTGAAGCCAGAGGTTTAACACTTCCAAGAGCTCATTACGACACAACTTTAATAACAAAAAAGAGTGATGACGCAATCAGCATGACTTCAGTACCCGAGTCATACTTCGGTAGTCAGATGAATAGAATACTATCTATCTTTGAAGAACCCGATGGTGTTATCGATGAGTGGTTTCAAAAGTACCCAGTCCAAGATAACTACAGAGGTCTTATGGTCAGTGGTGCAAAAATTCAAAAGACATTACCACAACAAGGATATCATATCTGGCATTGTGAACACTGTAATTGTCCATCTAGTTCTAAATCCCTACTTGCATGGGCAATCTTCCTTAATGACGTTGAGGAAGGTGGAGAGTTAGAATTCCTATACCAATCATTACGTATCAAACCCAAAAAAGGTGACATAGTATTGTGGCCTGCTGGTTTCACTCATATGCATAGAGGTAATCCACCTCTCAAAGGAGAGAAATATATAGTAACAGGATGGATAGACTATGCTTAACAAACTATGGAATAAGATAAAAGAATTACTGAAGAGATTTTTTTGGTTCATTTGGACATGGATTAAACATCTCTTTAAAGCAGAATACAAGATTACCATTTACAGACAATCTGAGGGTGGTAACATGTACAAGTCGGAATATATGTCAAGAAATATCATGGTAAATAGACCGAAACATTTAAAATTCAAAGACTATGAAACTAAGAACGTTATAGAAATACGTTCAGTTCTAGGACTTGAAGTAAAAATTGAGGAGATAGATTAATGAATCAGTTAACTATGGGTCTTCTAGTAGCAGTGGGATTGTTTTGTTTCTTTTTGTATAATGAGAATCAAACACTTACACAAAATAACATTAAGTTAGAAGCTGCAGTAGAAGAACAACAACGTGCCATGGAAGTGATGAAAGAGAACTTTGAAAAACAAGGGAAAGCATTGCAGAACATGAGTCGTAAAAATGCATCGATTGAAGCAGAAAAGGCGGAGTATCTACAAATATTCCAAAGACATAATTTAAGCGCTCTTGCAGTTGCAAAGCCTGGCATAATGACAGGAAAGGTCAATCGTGCAACGGATAGAGTATTTGAGGGAATCGAAGATGATACAAAGGAAATATATAACCTTGATGAGTCTAATCGCACTGATAACGATTAGTGGATGCTCGTTAATTGGAACGAAACAAGTAGAGATAGTATCTAAACCATTAGAAATAGATATAATTCAACCTACACTTCCAAGACCTATTGAAATGACATCACCTAATTGGTATGTCGTATCTGAGGCAAAGAAAGACAATCTATGTGTTGCAACATTATCGTATGACCCTAAAAGATTCGAAGAGAAAGACGGAGTACAAGTAGAAAAACTTAAACGTCCTAAGACATGTAACCTTGAGGACAGAGACAATCCCGAGTGGCCAGTCGATTACTCACATCTTGACTATTTCTTAGATGAAATGAAAGAACAGAATGGTGGTGAGGTTGTATTTGTTGCAACGACTATAGGTGATTATCAAGTCATGAGTGCAAATATGCAAGAACTCAAACGATACATCAAACAGTTAGGAGAAGTAGTTGTATACTACAGAGACGTAACTATCAAAACACCCAAGGGTAACGAAAAGGGGGTTGCAGTACAGATAGAGAAAAAGAATGACTAAGTGGTGGGAGATACTTTGGAAACAGAATCCCAAGACTGATATTGACCATGGGCCTGACCCCGATGACATTACAGTAGATAATGCATACAAGACAAGATGGATATGGTATCACACTATTCTTGCAATAGGTATCTTCATGTCAAACGTCATTCTCATTGCAATACTTTTACTATTGGCAATTAAATTATGAAACCAGCGACATACAAGCAGTCTTTTTATCAGCCTGCACAACATAGAATATTACAATTATTCCCAACACCATTTCTAAGAGGTCACATAGGATTTCCGCCTGACCAAATTATCAGAGATATAGATAGACTCATTGATATGGTTGCAGACAAAGATAACAAAGACAAACTCTGTAACTACACATCTTATTTTGATAATGATATAAGAGAAATGACACATAAGTTACCATGGTTTAATGACTTTGCTAACATCATGAAAGATACCTATATTGAATTCATACGTACACAATTCAACACAGAGGTTAGACATCTATCTAGAAAGGATATACATCTGTTTGCATGGATTAATAGATATGATGCAGAACATGACCATCAAGTCCACAATCATGTTGACTCACATATCAGTGGAACCTACTATGTAAACAATTCGGATAGACCAATCAAGTTTTGGAATCCAAACATGGCAGCTCAATATGCACATAATGGTACTGAAGATATGATTAAGTTTGATGATTTACCTAATATGGGATTCACAGGTTGTCAAGGGTTTCAATCAGAAATGATGTTTGAACCATCGGCTGGTGATTTCTTACTTTGGCCGTCTTATTTGATGCACTCGGTTCCGCCCACTGGAAATAGCGAACAGGAAGAACTCAGATATTCCGTGTCATTTAACTTAAAACATAGACAAGAACTTAATGACAATGAAACAGGGGATGCACTATATTATAGTGATGTATTTGGTGAATAAATATGTGGGAGATATGGAAACATGCTCTTGGAGCATTTGACGAAGAGGATGGATACAACCCTCAAAACGAGAACAAGATTGCGATAATCAGAACAATCATAGTAGGAATTAACATCCTATGTGGTCTTCTAATTATGGTAAACATTATAATGGATTGGTTATGAAAAAGACATACGCACTAGATGAACTTTATGCAATAAACCCTAAGCTTGAACACACATATGAGAATGGTGTTATTACTATACACGATTTCTTTGAAAACCCCGAAGACCTATACGAACACATATCTAGTAGACAATATCCTATGTGGAAATATTCTACAGAGAGAGATTCACCTAATGGTACTGTATACAATGACTGCCGTATTACAGACAAGATAGGACATCCTACTAGAATAGGTATCAATGAGAACGAGAGAATACTGGACATCTGTAGACGATATTGGTGGAAAGGTGATTATGACTATCAACAGATTCATGAGTTCAATTGTTTCCAAACCATAACAGAGTTTGACCCAAAGATGCAACACTATCCACACATTGATAGTGCATTCATTACACCCGACGATAAATCTACACTGAATATGTTAGTCTATATGGACAAAGAAGAGTCTGGCGGGACTGCAGTATATAAAGGTGAATGGATTACTAACATGGAACATATGGGTGTTCTCTATGAAGTAGAGAAAGACTTCGAGATAGACTATATAATACCAGCCAAATTCAATACATGTGTTATCTTTACAGGTAACAAACTACATGGTGCATGGATAGATGACTACAAGAAATATTGTGAGGACTCATGGAGATACTCATATGTAAGATTCTTCCATCCTAATAACGATAGACGTAACAATGCCTAAAAGAAAGATAGTAGTACAATCTCAACAAGAAAAGGATGCAGTCGAAGAAACTGAATCTAGTTCTAATATCTTAATGATTGCAGATAGTGTATTGACGATAGACACATGTGATGTTATAATAGAACAGTTGTCTTTATTACCAGTAGAGAATGTACAACAAGAAGAGAACGGACAGATATGTCCCGATGATTTATCTGCATTGGATAGGTCTTGGAGATATACACATCCACAGACTGGTCATGATGTTGCAGTTTTAGAACAGGGAACATCACAGTTTGAAATAGTGATGCAGTTAGTAGAACCTTATATGCCAAAGAACAGAGATTTTGGTGAGGTTACATATGCAACTATAATGCAGTATCCAAAGGATACTATGTTTAATTGGCATAAAGACTCAGCTGATATGCAAGACACAGGAACTTGTATCTTCATGTTGAATGAAGAATACGAAGGGGGTAGGTTGAATGTTGAAGGACATACAATACTACCAAGAAGAGGCACTATGGTAGCATTTAACAACTCAACGGAGAGATGGCATAGTGTAGAACCCATATTTGCAGGCGAGAGATACGTTTTTGCAATATGGTTTAAAAGGGCAGAGGAAGACCAAACCCATGACAACGAAACTTAAATGCAGTGAATGTGATAAAGAATTAGAAATGGAAAAAATCAAATACCACACAAATCCTAAACAGTCACCAGTGCATGTCTTTTGTGATGCATATTGTAGTCACGACTGGCATGTTAGAAATAAACCCCGAACCAAGGAGAGAAATGCCGATAAAATTTAAACCAACCCAAAAAACTGTTGCACGTGGAACAAAAGTAGTAACCACAACTCATTACTATATCAAGTCAACACCATTACAAGAACTGATTGATGAGTACAACAAAATTAAAAGTACCAAGGGTAAAGGGAAATTAAGGCAAAAAATATCTAATGAGTTTGCACGAAGAAAAAAGAAAGGATTGCCATATGCAATCTTTAGAGAACCAGTAAGTGAAAATGGTTGATGGTAATCTAATTACACCTTTTGGCCCACCAGTATGGGTTGGAAAGATGGACATGTCTGTTATTGATGAAGTCAATGAACAGATAGAATCACGCAGGTACAGTAAAGAACATAAAATAGGTTCCAACTTACTTGCTGGTAGAGTCCACTCTCAGATATCTATTGTAGATGTGATGTCTGATACGACAAAGAACCATATTCTAGACCATGCAGTGACATGGGCCCAAGGGACTGGTATGGAAGTTGTCAATGAACAGCTGCAAATAGACAACCTTTGGGTCAATCTACAAAAAGAGTTTGAGTATAATCCTATCCATGCACATGATGGTTTGTTTAGTTTTGTATTCTACACAAAAAACACAATTTTACGTGATACTGCAATCGATAATGAATTCGATAGTAATATCAACACAGAGTCTAAACCACTAGCTGGTCATATAGACTTACATTATGGAGAGAACAATTTTATGAATTGGACTTCCATGTCACATTACCCCGAGAAGGGAGATATACTTATCTTCCCATCGTGGTTAAATCATTCAGTCTATCCATTCCATGACCCTAAAGGTGAAAGGATATCGGTGGCTGGTAATATACACTATAAATAGTGAGAGGATAAATTATGGGATTTTGGACAAAATTTACAGATTTCCTTGGTTTCGAAACTGTCAGAGCAAGAGACTCAAAAGGTCGTTACGTTGCAGATGATAAATCAACACCCGATGTTGATGAATCTAAGAAGAGAGTTTATAAGAGTAGAACCAAGAAGAAATCTTACAAACCCAGTATAGATAATAACGGATAAGATTTTTGGGGCTGTAGCTCAGTTGGGAGAGCGACTGCCTTGCACGTAGTAGGTCGCAGGTTCGACCCCTGTCAGCTCCACCAGTCTCTATCCACAACAGGAGAAATATATGAGAAATATATTATGTACATTATTGTTTTCAATAATGAGTTTAGGAGTTTCAGCTCAGTCATTCGACTTTACAGGTGAAATAGGTTATGATTCAGATTATGTATGGAGAGGTGTCTCACAAGGCAATCAACCAGCATTTTCTATAGGTGGTACCGTTGTACACAATACAACTGGACTATATGCTGGAGTATGGAATTCAGACGTTGAGTTTGATGATGCAACTTCAGAGACAGACTTTTATGGTGGAATAATTCTACCAGTATCAGATACAATCAATCTCAACGTAGGGTACATTAGATACACATACGATGGTACGGTTGCATCTTTTGAAGAGTTATATGTCATTGCAGACATAGGTGACCTCTCATTATCATACTATCAAGATATTGATACAAATGATAACTATGCAGAGGTTGGTTACAACTTATGGTTCATTCCAGTATTGGATGTGACATTGGTTGGTGGTCTATATGACAGTGAAGAAACCTTTGGTCAGTTAGATGTTAGTTATTCATTTAACGACAGCTGGTCATTGAATGGTATTATTGGTCAAGATGTTTTTGAAGACCAAGTTGCAGATAGTTTTTCAGTAGGCATACTTTACACCTACTAATCCCCTAAATATAATGTGGCACATGAGTGTCACATTATCGTGACAAGTACGTAACAAGAGTAAGTAGGTATATCCGAAGTCACCGACGTTATCGAAAGACACACCAACATAGGAGATAAAAATGCAATATATAGCATCATTGTCTACCGAGTATCTAAGGACACAAGGCAGACGATTTCATAGGATGATGAAGAGTGGTCGTTTAAATAAAGTATGTAATACTTTTATGTAAATAGCCTCTTGAAAGAAACCCTTTATTGTCTTATAATAGGAATATGAAGGGTTTTTTATATCCCTAAATAAATTAAACAAAACATTATTATTATATTATTAGGAGTTATAAATGTTTGAAGTGATTACGATTAAGACCGATGGTCTAGGTGTTACATCTGAGGATGTTAACAGATTAAAGCTGTCATTAGATAGACAAAGAAGTCTAAACAATGATGGAATGTCCATTGCAAGATTATCTTGTTATACCGATGACCCTACAGGTCTCGATGAAGGAATCAGAGTTATCCCACTACTAAAAGACGAGAGAATCATTCATCCCGAATGGTATCAAATTCTTTTATGGGATGGTGATATGAAAGGACTCAGAGAAGAGTCTAAATGTACCTATGTAAATGCAAGAGTTGTTGCACGTAACATGTGTACCTCTATCATATACGAAGGACTACCTAATAAAGGTACAACCTCAGAATGTAATTTCGAATTCACAGATGAAGAAACTGCATCAATCGAAGAGAATGAAACATCATTCTTATATCAAGAAAGAAACTGGATGGAAGAAGGAGATACTCAATATTTCCCACACTTCTGTGGATTCGTACAAGGTGACGCAATGTATCTTGTAAACGACTTCCTTGCAGACCCAGCTGGTGTTCAAGAGAAATACGGTACCAACGTACAGCAATATATCGAAGATAAGATTGCAGAACATAAAGGTATGGTACTTAACACTATGCATGGTATGATAGGACAATATCATATCGGTGATGAGTTTGCAAACCTTGAACTCAATAGACTGTATGAAGAGAAATGCAGACCATCATTTGACAATGACGGAGAGTGGAGAGGATTAGGTGGTGACCAACAAGCTAAGTTCATTCACTTTGACCATGAGTATAGAACTATTACTCAACAATGTTCATTCGTACACCTAAAAGGAGATGCAGACCCGAAATCGGATAGGTATCTCGAACTATGGGTTCTATAAGACAATCAGAAGATTATCACGTAGTAATCCCTAAGTTCTATACAGACGAGGAATGTGACCACGTCTGTGACCTTATACTAAAAAATCACGAGTCCTTAATATCAGAATATGGTATTAAGGATTCTTCACATGTAGAATACAATCTATACGAAGGACTCACTTCACTGCATTCATCCTATAACTGGATACCCTTCATAGAAGATGAGTTAGGTATCAACCTACTCGAACGTCTCATGCATGAGATAGACACCAAAGACACCCAAGATATATTCATCAAGTCATGGTGCAATCTATGGACAACTGGAAAGGGTATACAACCACATAGACATGCAGCCCTAGAATACGAGACAATTGGTAAGAATGAATATGCGACGATTAGGGAACACACACCTTACGAGGACATGGCTAGGAATCACATGATTAGCGGTAATATATTCCTTAGTCATAACGACCACAGAGAATACGGTACATGGTATCAACATAAGGGTTGGATAGAGAATATCCGAGGAGACTTACATTTATTCAGTCCACTTATCGTGCATTCCGTAGACTCTAACACGAGACAAGAGCCTAGAATGAGTCAGGCATTCGACATCCATATAGACGGACACGTCTGTGGCATTCACCTAGACCCTATATCAATATACAATAGTGGAGACGGTAGAGACAACTTCGTACACGTAGAGATTAGTTAGACTTCTCCATCCAACCAACCGTACCACATACATTCACATTCATAATCCAACGATTGACATCCATATTATTCTGATATGAATGCACAGACCTATCAGAAGGTCTAAACATATATGCATCATTGACCGCCCATTCATGACACCATACACGAGACCGAGACGCTCCATGAAACATCGTAGGATTACCCATATCACTCATAGGAACAAGTATAGTTAACAGCTTCTTACTACCCTTATCAGTATGCATGGGATACAACTTAGAGTTAGGGGGAGAACCACGTAGAGATTCATCCGTATATGTGGGTGGGTTATCATGATAGAACCTCTTATCAACACCTTCTATATGAGTGAGTTCACATACTTCATCCCAGTTATCAAGAAACCATTGAGTCTTTTCTCCAATAAACTTTGAGGGAGTGTGATTAGGTCTAGGTAGGTTTACTCTACAGGATGGATACACCTCGGGAGATATGGGTGTAGTAGGTATTCTAGACTGCAGAAAGTCCAATTCAGAGGGGGTGTAGTAGTTAGGTATACGGAATATGTGTCCATAATCATCTACATCGGGGGTGATTGAATATAATTCAAAGGGTATCATGGTGGACTCTAATATATTGTGTGTAGTAGTGTGTCAAAGTGTGTAATAATAATGGTATTTATACGGAGTGGTGGGAAGTGGAATAAAGTGGGGTTAGGTGCTGTTGTTCGGAGAGGTTAATCACATATTTAGTTTGGAGTCAATGGCCCTCAGAGGGGTGCAGTGGTACTCCAAGTATATCACAGAAAGCCCGTAGTGTCAAGGCACGCAGACCTTCGGCGAGAGGCCTTGACAGTGGTATGGCTTTAGTGGTATACTAGCTGTATATGATAAAGATAATAAAGAAAAACGGATTGTTGGATGCTGATTTCATTCAAGCACTCCCTCTGTTCATACTCCCTATACTATTAAAGGTGCTTGGCGGATGATGAATGGACTAGAAGGTATTCATATCGCTTCTAATATACCTGTCTCTATAGAACTTAATGACGTAGAGATGTCGTATGCATGTGATAATGACCCTGTTAGCTCTAACGCTTCATGGGAGTATATGTGTGCGATGGTGTATGAGCGCCTGGGTATCGAGATTATTGGTCAGATAGAATTAAACGAAATCATCATAAAGGGGGTTGCAAGACCGTTCCATTGATGATATAATAGAGTTATACTTTATATTTACAGGAGTTGAACTGAGAATTGTACTGTGGATTGCTTTGAGTTAAGTCTCAGTGGGTCGTAACCGAAAGCGCGTGTGGTGATGAGAAGCGCCACCTCTGTATGCCTTGCTACTACGGCGTTTCCGAGTGGCCTTGACAAAAGCATACGCTTATGTTATAATAGGAGATACATCTATGAAATGGAATACTGTACACGTATACAGTATTGATACCAAAGTCGTTAAGATTGATGGTAGTCATACGTTGCTCAAGCGCACAGAGAAACCTGTGAGCCTCTCAGAGGGTCTCAGCATCTGTGCAGAGCTAGAGAGGTATAAACACGTAGTCGAGTTACGTAGAGCGTCTTAGAACAGTGCTACGGGACTCCTAGGTATTGTGGGCAGCAACTCAACCCCCCTACCTAATAGCTCTGTGAAGCATTATATACTACTACCGAGAATTTTTTTTTCGGGTAAATTTTTGAGTTAAATAGGAAATATTATATTATGATAAAACCAAAATTACACAGACGATTCATCCTATGGGTGGTAGACAGTTGGAAACTAGTAATGGATGTGAGATACAATCCTCTTAAATACGTTCCCGACCCTAGTCTACAAGCATACTTCATGTTAGTACTCTTTACTATGTGGAGTGGATT